GCCTTGTTGGCTCGCACCTGGCGCTTAGCGCCGCACCCTCTTTCCCACCAAAGGTAGCTATAGGTCCAACATCATGGGACGCGCTCTTCCGAGCGTTGAGGGGTGGAGCAGCTCCACCCAAATCGGGTGGGCTGGTTCGTACCTCACGCTCTGGGAGTGGTCCCAGGATGTGCTCTGGCTCTCCGAAGGCCACTATCGGTTGCCTAATGGCAGCTGGTCTGGCGGTTCCAGTTTCCTCGTCGTCAAGCAGAAACAACTGCATGGCGATGAGTGGATCGGGGACTACGTATCTGAGTTTACCAACTACGGACATGTTCTTACAAAAGGACTGTCCTACGTTGGACTCGGGCCGCCTCCTGCCGTTCCTGCTTTGTCCTATGCATCCCAAGAGATTCAGAAGGCGAAAGCCTTCTATTCTACTGGGGTGAACCGGACAAAACCTGGACGACCTGAGGCATCTTTGGGTCAGTTCCTCATTGAATTGAGGGACTTACCAAAGATACCGCTCCAATCCCTTTGGTGGGCGCTGACAAAAGCGCCACTTAAGGTTTGGCCGCGGATCATCCTCTCTCGACTGAAGAAGTACCGTTCCTTAGGGAACGAATACCTCAACGTCGAATTCGGATGGGCCCCGTTTATCCGTGATCTCCGCAAGGTATTTTACCTTATGGTGAACATTGATAAGCGCCTCGCGCAGATCGTTCGTGACAATGGACGATCTATACGGAGGAAAGCTACGCTTTCTGAGACCAGTAGTATTACGATGGCAGATGCAGGCACGGTGCCTAGACCGTTTGAACGGCTCTATCGCATCCCCCCTTCAACAGGGGCACCTGGATCGTCTTCGTATTACTGTTACGATTCCACCTCTGAAAAGGTCTGGTTCTCAGCAGCTTATCGCTACTGGGTCCCTGACGTTCAGAGCTGGGGTTGGAACGCAAGGGCTCGTCTCGCATTGTTCGGTGCGTTACCAACGCCCGAACTGTTATGGGAGGTTTTGCCCTGGTCCTGGCTCATCGACTGGTTCTCTAACGTTGGTGATGTTATCGCCAATGTTAGTGATGGCGCAGTCGACAACCTCGTTTTCTTGTATTCCTTCGTTATGATGGAATCCAAGACAACACGCGTTGCGATTTGCGATGTAACGCAGGAACGGAGAGATCTAACACAACTCGGGTCCGTGCGAACGCACGTACCCGCTTGTGTACATCGCTTCCGTTCTGAGCGTGAAACCGTAATCAAACGTCGTGTTGGAGGTGGTAACCCCTTTGGTTTGGATGTCGGGTTGTCGTCCCTTTCGGGCCGGCAGCTCGGCATCCTCGCTGCCCTCGGTATTTCACGAGGGATGGTTCGATAACCGCAGGAGCCTCTTTATGCTTTCCGACCCGCAGTCTATCACCTATAACACCGTTGCAAAGTCGCTCGCCCGCATCTCAAATGCGGTCGATAACTCGGTCTATCGGCTTAACGATACCGCTGGGCAAGCGATTTATACGCTTACCCTCCAGCATCAATTTAAGTCGAGAAACCGGGTTGTGGCCAGATTGCAGAGAGAATCCATCGCGACCGACCCTCTGTCCGCCTCGACAAACATCGAGACGTCCATGGCCGGAACTTTCACGTTGGATTTCCCAAATGCTGGGCTCACGCCTGTTGATGCACAATACCTGGGCAGTGCCCTGGTTGCGTTCTTGACAAGCGCGGTTCTCTTGCGTCTGGCGAACGGAGAGACATGACTACCTTGATAGTCGGCTGTCTTGGGCGTCTTTATACGCCAGAAGCAGCGACTGGTAGCCGAGCTCTCCGCTCACGGTGTACGTATCGTCTAATAAACGGTACGTGGTGGTAGACGGGTTCTCCGCCAGCTTAAATACCTGGCGGATAGCCCTGCGCGGCGGCAGCATCAAGGATGCCCACCTTCTTATTGAGGGGAGCATGAAAAGCCTTGTGAGCCTCGTGGCGGACCTACTGACTGACGTTGGTAGGAGGAGTGGTGTCCGGACTACTCGCGACGTTAAAACGTTGCAGAGTAGGGTTAAGCACGAGGGTGATAGTTTTATTACTATTACCCTTCCGACTCTAGCCAACGATCTTCACAGATCTTTGGAATTGGGTCGGGTGAGCCCTGGTTCGTTCAAAGCATTTAGCCTTGAGCGTTCCGGTTTCCCCTCTTTTATGAAGGGATTCCTGTCTCGCGTGTTTGCCCCGGACGGTTCCCTACTTTCGAACCCATCGAGCGATTGCATTCTCGCGTTGAGACAAATCTGTCTCTTTGGCAAGAAGATCTCGGCGCCTTGCACTTTGCAACGCACTGAAGATGCGCTCGAAGAGTATCGAAAATGCGATGATGATGTTGCTGAAGTCACCGAGACCAGACGTGTTTACAACGTCTGGGCCCGAGCCGTTTCCAGAATTCTTCTGGGCGACTTGGACCTTACTGACGACCTCCTGCTGGGGGTTGGTCAGAGTTGTATGCACGGTCCCGGTGCCACGCAAGAGCACATTTCCGGTAATCGGAAATGGGTTTTCAGACGCTGGCATGCTCGCCTCCATTCTGCCGGTATAACTTACTGGCAGTACGGGCGCGGCAGCAGATCGGAGCTTAATAGCAACGATATGCAGTGTTGGCCTGACGTCGTCGGCCCTGGTGCGGAGAGACCCGTAAGGATCGTCACCGTACCTAAGACTTTCCGTTCGCCTCGCGTTATTGGGGTTGAGCCTGTGTGCATGCAATTCGCACAGCAACTCATCTCCCAGGCACTGAAGGTGCTAATTCAGATTAGCCCCTTTACTCGTGGACACGTCAATTTTGACGACCAGAGAGTAAATCAGTGGTGCGCCTTCCAGGGATCTAAAGGAGCGAATTTCGCCACCTTAGATATGAAGGAGGCCAGCGACCGCGTCGGTAATTCTCTTGTTGAATGGTTGTTTGAGGACACTCCTCGTTTAAAGGAGTTGCTTCAAGCATCACGCTCCAAGAGAGCGAAGCTTCCCAACGGCGATATTATCGCCCTCAAGAAGTTCGCGTCAATGGGGTCCGCTACCTGTTTTGTTGTGGAGGCATATACCTTTTATTCATTGGTTATCGCCTCGCGGCTTCTCAGGAGAGGGATCTTTCCGAACGCACAAAGCGTGATGAAATATTCACGCGATGTGTACATCTATGGGGACGATATTATCGTCCCTGCAGATGAGGCGCCTTCTATTTGCGATGACCTTGAGCAACGTTATTCGTTGCTGGTCAACCGTCAAAAGTCTTTCTGGATTGGGAAATTCAGAGAGTCTTGCGGCGAGGACTACTACGATGGGAACCGGGTAACACCCGTGTACCTTCGTGAGTTATGTCCTGCAAATAGGACAGATGCGTCCGGTATTTTGTCGTGGGTCTCGTTGTATCACCAGCTATCTGAGGCTGGTTTGTCGACGAGTGCTGCTGCTGTAAGGGAGGCAGTAGAGGAAGCTTTGGGGGAGCGACTCCCCTTAGTTCCACACGGCAGTCCCGCGATCGGGTGGCATGATTACAGCGAATTTGTGCCTCCGAGTAGGTTTAACAGGAAGCTACAGCGTGGAGAAATCTACGCTCTGGTCCCTGTTAGTCCGAAACGTAGGGACACCCTTACGGGTGACCCTGCGCTCGCGAAGTGTTTGCGAGTCGTCAGAGGATCTTTTGATCCTCGCTTCCGGATATCCGGAGGCGACCCGCGACACTTAGACAAATCTGTGACGCCCCATGCCGTCGCTCTGGAGCATGGGTGGGTCAGCAGACACTAAAACTGCTGAGGGGGGGTAACCGAACCACGAAAGTG